GTTACCCCAATTTACGGAATCTCAAATGTCCAGAATCCATATCAAGTGTTTGTAGGTGGCCTAGAGGTTACAGGCAAATTCACTTTCGTTATGGAAGCAGATACCGAACTTACCCGTTATCTTACAAACACCCAACCAGCCATTGTCCTTAACTGGAATTATGGTACAGGTGCTTCAGAAGTCCAACTCCAGGCAACTCTTACTAAAGGTGCTTATGTTGCGGCGGCTATTGAGCGCGGTAATGACTTTGTAACAGTATCAGTTGATATTAACGCTCAGGCTCAGACAACTGATGCTGGCTCAAGCGGCGGATTTGCCCCTATTAAATGGGTACTGAAGAACGCAAAGGCTTCAGGAACTTACGCATAACAACTTAGAGTAGGGGTGTTGGTTGAGCGCTCGCCTTCCCGCTCCCACACCCCTGCTCGCTTAATGCTAGGATATTGGAAGGCAACTAGGAAAGGCAAACAATGTCAAAGAAAATAAAACTCCCCTCAGGGGCAGAAGTAACCTTGCGCGACCCAAAAACATTTCGTGTAAAAGACCGCAAGCGTTTGATGAAAACTGTTGATAATACAGATGGTGGCGACCTAACAAGGGCGATGGCTTTAAGCGATTCTATGATAGCCATGCTTGTAGAGGACTGGTCGTTTGACCTAGTAATACCTTCAGTTAAACCTGAATCTCTTGATGAATTAGAGATGGCTGATTATGACTTCTTAATGGAGCAAACAAAAGACGCGCAAAAACATCTCTATCCAAGCCTTAAAGAAGATGATGAGAACATCAACGACCCAAAAGTGAATACCGAAAACTCCAACGCTTAAAATGGATTATTGAAGGCGGGGCTAGATACCCTGACTTTGATTATCCTGATGACGAATATTATTACTTTGCTATGGCGGAGCGTTTCGGTTGGACTCCAGAGCAAGTTGATAACTTACCCGCATATACCGCTGACTGGCTTCTAGCAATAAGCGCTACTATTGACCAAGTAAAAGCAAAGAAAATGGAGCAGGGTTAATGGCAGTTGTAATTATTCGTAATCTGTCGCAGGTCATGGCGGGTATGGATAAATTAGAACAAAATATGGAGTCTGCCGCTGAATACGCTATTGCGATGGCTGGCCTTGCTGTTGAACGCCAGGCAAAAATAAATGCTAATACTGGAACACATAAGCGAGGCGAAGGGCATATCCCAGGAACGGGTCCTGGACCAAATGTTGTAACGGGAAATCTTCGCCGCAGTATTCGTACAGATGTTCGTTATGGATTTGGCAATTACATAGCCATTGTTGGTGCGTATGCTGAATATGCGAGGGCTGTTGAATTAGGCTCATCACGCTGGAAGTCTGGAGTAAAATATCCATATCTTGGTCCAGCCGCAGACACGCTACGGAAAAATGGTGTGCTAAACCGCACCTTTACTCAGGCGTTTGCTAGAAAAATGAGGGGGTAATATGACTTCAGCACTCCCCCCAATACTTGTAGAAATACAAGCCGATGTCGCTTCACTTAAAAAAGGTCTGGCAGACGCAACAAATACCTTAAAAGGTCTTGACGACACAGTAGGGCAAAGCAGTTCAAAAATGTCAGTATTTATGGACAAGATTAAACAAGTAGGCGCGACCCTTGGCGTTGCTTTTGCTGGTACTCAAGTAATTCAATTCTTCAAAGAAAGTATTGCTGAAGCAAATGCCGCAAGCGCGGCTCAAGAACGCTTGGCTAAACTTTTAGAAAATACTAATGGCGGAACTAGAGAACAAGTAGCGGCTTTAATTGAACAAGCCGAAGCCTTAGAAGCCGTAGGTGTTGTAAGTAAAGATAACATTATTACTGCTCAGTCACAATTAGCGACCTTTGATTTAACGGCTGGAACTATTAAAACACTTACACCAGCAATTATAGATTATGTAACTGCCGAAAAAGGAGCGGCGGCGAGCGCAGATGATTTCCGAAGTATGACTAACGGACTTGCTCAAGCACTCCAGGGCAATTTTGCTTCGTTAACTAAGACAGGTTTCGTGTTAGACGAAGCAACTAAAAAACTGATTTCATCAGGAACAGAAAGCGAACGCGCCGCGGCAGTTGTAGATGTATTAAATTCAACTTATGCTGGATTTAACGAAACTTTGCGGGATAACAACCCATTACAAGCGGCAATAAATGATTTGGGTAAATTAAAAGGCGATATTGGAGAAGCGTTATTACCCGCAGTAGATAAAATAAGTAAATATATTAGTAATGAGTTTATCCCCGCACTTCGCAAAATGGCTAAATGGTTTAATGAAAGTAAAGACGCGCTTAAAGTTTTTACAATTATTGTAGGTGGGGCATTTACAGCCTTCAAATTATATAAAGGTATATTAGTTACAGTAAAAGTTGCGACACAACTTTATACAGTAGCAACTACGCTTATGAGCGGCGGTCAATTAGCAAGTATTGCTTCTACTAACGGGCTGGCGGCTTCTATGCTTAAATTAAATGCGGCTATGCGGGCAAACCCTCTTGGTTTAATTATTACGGCTATTGCTCTAATTGCGGCAGGTTTTGTGTATGCCTGGAAAAGAAGTGAAACCTTCCGCGAAATTGTTATTAAGGTAGCGCAAGTTGTAATGAACGGGTTTGCTAAATTAGCAGAAATAGCAGGAAAGTTTTTTAGTTTGCTTGGCAAAGTTCCTGGTATGGGTTGGGCAAAAAGCGTAGGTAATGGTTTAGATAGCATTAGCGATAAGGTAAAAATAGCAAGTAAAAACTTAATGGACCTCAAATCAGGGGTTAAAGGCATGGGTAATATATCTATGACCGCTGATGGAAAAACAGGTGACCCATTTGCGGGTGATACTAGAGGCAATAAAGGTGGCGGTTTAGGCGATAAAGAAAAGAAAAAACTTACTGACTATAAGAAAAAAGTTAAAGATATTTACGAGGATATGAATTCCGTTATCCAAGACGCTAACGAAAGAGCGGCAGAAGCATTAGAAAGCCGCAATGAACGCATGGCTGACGCTCAGGAACGCTATAACGAAAGAGTTGTAGAGTTAAACGAACGCTATAACGAACGGCTTGCCGAAAATAATGAACGCTATGGCGAGCGCGTAGCCGATATCAAAGAACGCTATAACGAACAAATGGCTGAGGCTCAAAAGCGTTATGACGAAGCCGAGAAAACTGCTCGTAAGCGTAATACTGACGAACTTATTAAAATCGCAAAAGATTACTCTGAAAAAATTAAAGATTTAGAAACTAAATTACAAGAAAAACTTAGCGACCTCCAGGCAAAAGCATTAGATAAAAGGGCTGACCTTACTCAAAAAGCGACAGAAAAACAAGCCTCTATTGTTAAACAGTCAATAGACCGATTAACTAGCGCATTTGCTTCAGCAACAAGCATTTCTTTAACTGGCAAAGGTGGCGGATTACTTGCTTCTATAAGAAAACAATTAGAAGACGCTCGCAAACTCCAGGAAGCCGCAGGTTATCTTGCTGGCCAGGGATACTCACAGACATTTATTGAGCAAGTATTAAAGGCTGGACCAGAGGCAGGACTAGCCCTTGTAAAAGAAATTAAAGGCGCAAGCCCTGAACAACAGTCTGAAATAAAGACTACCTTTAAAGCGCTTGAAGCCATTTCTGATACAGGCATGGACGCGCTCGCAGAATCTATGAATAAAGGCGCAAACCTAGCAACCTCAGAATTACGCCGAGCCTATGACCAGGTAGCAGAAGACTTAAAGGCTTCTCTAAGTGAAGTTGATAAAGAATTAAAAGAGAATATGGCTTCTGCCCAAGCCTCATTTAATTCAGCAATGGCTGAAGCGGCAAGCCTTCGCGATACTCGTATTGCCGAATCTCATCAAGTGCTTCAAGAAAGCCTTGCTGAGGCTACTAAAACCCTTCAGGAAGCACAGGCTAAAGCCAAAGCAGAACACGATAAAGCCCTGGCCGAAGCCTATGCTCAATTAGTTAAGGCTAACGAGCAAGCCAAAAAAGAATTAGATAAGGGTCTAAAAGAAGCCCAAGAAACATTACAAAAAGCCCTTATTGAGGCTCAAAAGGCTTATGAGAAAGCCATAGATAAAATTAACGAGGCTACACAAAAGAAACTAGAGGAATTAAAAAAGAAACTTGCTGAAGTTGCTCAACTTATGGCGGCATTAGGCGCGGCGCAAGCGGCGGCGGCGGCTATGGCAAGGGCTCCTGTCTATACTCCTATTGTGGCAAGCGGCGGAGGTGGCGGAGGTAGCGGAGGTATAACATCTGTTGGCTCTACAACTAATGTGACGATTACGGGTGTAAATCTAACAAGTCCGTCAGACACAGCAACCGCTGTTCTAAACAGTATTAAATATGGTAATGCTGTTGTGCCTACTTCTCCAACCAAATTAGCGGCTAAAGAAAGTGGAGCCATAGGCGCGGCTTCTATTAAAGCGCAAGCCCCTAAACTTGACCAAGCCTATATTTCTATGAGGGCAAGATGACATTAACAGCACTCTATTCATTTTCATTTAACGGACAGACCTTTGGTGGAGAAGGTTCGCCATATCAAATACTTAGCGTTGATGGCCTTGAAGGACTACCAGGTATCCGCAACCAAGATGATAACCGAGGATACGCAGATGGTATGTTTTCAGGCCAGGATTTCTTAGCGGGCAGAACCATTAGTATTATTTTTAATACTTTTGGCTCAGGAGCAACTTCCGCACAGGCAAATTACTACACTATCCAACAAGCCTTATTGCCACAAGTAAGCGGCACAACTCCACTTTATTTCAAACTCCCTAACATTACAGGCGACCAATATATAAATGCCCGTGTTCGCGGCAGTCAGACTACGCTAGATGTAAATTACACCTTTGGATATATTACATCTCAGGTCACATTTTTCTGCCCTGACCCTCGTTATTATTCCAGCAATAATCAGACGGCTTCGTTGGCTTATACCCCGCCAGGAGGCCGAACTTATAACCGCGTCTATAACCTAGAGTATGGCGGCGGCTCTGTCCTTATTACGACCAATATTGCTAATAATGGTTGGGCAACTACTTATCCTATTATTACGCTTAATGGTCCAATAACTGACCCTATTCTGGGTAATCAAACGCAGAATAAAGCCCTTTACTTTACAGGCAGTTATACTAATACTGATGACCTCGTTGTTGATTTATATAATAAACTTATTACATTAAATGGACAACCAGCCCGTAATTTGCTCATTTCAGGAGAATGGTTTTCGGCACAGCCTGGAAACAATTCTTTTTATCTGACAGGTGATGTAGGCTCTACTACAGTAGGACTTACAGCGGCAACGGTCACTTGGAACTCGGCTTACATTTAGGAGCATAGATGACACTAAGAACACCGCCCTCATGGTTACAGAATGGAAGCCACCCTGCCGAAAATGACCGCTTAACAACTCAAGCATTGTGGGCAACAACAGGAATTATTAACTCAGCCTCATTAGCAGTAACCGCTAATTCTCCAGTAGGTATGACGGTTCTTGTAGCAAGCGGGTGGGCGGCTATTGTCGGAACTACCCAAGCCAATATGGGAACTTATGTTGGTTACAATGACGCTTCGGTAACTTTAACTATAACAACTGCTGACCCTACAAACCCTCGTATTGACCGAGTGGTTATGACTGTTAATGACGCTTACTACACAGGCTCAACAAACAATGTAGTTCTCCAGGTCGTAGCAGGAACTCCAGCGGGTTCGCCATCTGCTCCAGCAACTCCAGCAAACTCTATTTCGTTAGCGACTATTGCGGTAGCCGCTGGCGCATTATCTATATCTAGCGGAAACATTACAGATACTCGTACATTAGTAACTACAAACATTCCTGAGAGCGGCGATATTTCTTCCGTTACAGCGGGCAATGGATTAAGCGGGGGCGGGTCAAGCGGGGCAGTAACTCTAACTATTAATACCGCAATTACCGCAGACCTATCTACCGCGCAAACTCTTACAAACAAAACTTTAACTGCTCCAATTATTAGCACAATAAGCAATACTGGAACCCTTACACTTCCTACCTCAACTGATACTTTAATTGGTAGAAATACAACAGATACGCTTACAAATAAAACTTTAACTGCTCCAATTATTAACGGCGCAACTATTGCGACATCTACACTTACAAGCCCTAAAGTTAATCTTGGTATAAATGCTCAAACTGGCACTACTTACACAACAGTATTAGATGATAATGGCAAATTAGTAACACTTTCTAATGCCGCCGCTATTGCTGTAACTATCCCATTAAACTCTAGCGTTGCTTATCCCGTAGGCGCTCAAATAAATATGGCTCAACTAGGGGCAGGTCAAGTAACAGTATCAGGAACGGGCGGCGTTACTATCGTATCTACTGGCGCAACGGCGGCTTCTCCTAAAGCCCGCGCTCAATACAGCACCTTAACAGCGGTTCAAACCAGCACAGATAATTGGCTAGTTATGGGTGATATTTCGTGAGCCGTTTAGCATTAACGCCTACAAATGTTCCCGCGAGCGCAAGCGCAATATCTACACCTACTTTGCGGGCTGGCGACCTTTATTTTAATACATCAACGGGTTTGATGGTTTATGACGGAAGTGCTTGGACACAAGTAAGTTCTAATGTGAGCATTACAGAGATAGACGCTGGAGTATTTGATAGCATAGCGCCATACAATGGTGGCGACCCAACTACCACAGCAACACAAACATTTAATGGAGGTACCCCATAATGCCAGTAGTCACACAAGTCCAAGTTAGACGCGGCACAGCCTCACAATGGACCTCTGCTAACCCAACCTTAGCCTCAGGCGAGTGGGGATTTGAAACCGATACAGGTAAAGTAAAAATAGGTAATGGTTCTACCGCGTGGAACTCTTTAGGTTATACAGGCGCAGGAGATATTGAAGGAGTTACCGCTTCAACAGGATTAACAGGGGGCGGCACAAGCGGTACAGTTACTTTATCTATTGATTCAACTGTAACCACACTTACAGGAACTCAAACACTTACAAACAAAACTCTTACTTCGCCAACAATTAACGACCCTAAATTAAATCTAACTATTGACGCAGAAACCGCTTCTTATACGGCGGTATTAGCAAACAATGGTCAATTAGTAACTATGAGCGTTGCTTCGGCTAATACATTTTCTATTCCGACCAATGCTTCTGTTGCTTTCCCAATAGGTACACAAATAAATGTTATCCAAATTGGAGCAGGACAAACAACAATTCAAGCGGTAACGGCAGGAACAACAACTATTTCTTCAACTGGCGCAACTTCTACCGCTCCTAAACTTCGCGCTCAATTTTCGTCAGCGACTTGTATAAAAGTCAATACTGACCTTTGGTATGTAGTAGGAGATATTTCCTAATGCCTATTCTTGGAACTATTGCTTCTTCAAAACTTGGTTTGAAAGGCTTGGCAGAGGTTAATTATTTAGTTATCGCTGGCGGTGGCGCTGGTGGTCCTGCTTACTATGGTGGTGGTGGGGGAGCAGGTGGGCTTCGTTCAACTGTTACTGCTACTGGCGGTGGTGGGGCTTTAGAAACTCCTTTGAATATGGCAGTCA